TTGCGTTTGTATAAGCTCCAACATCTTGTATTCTATTAATATAATACATATGCATATTATATGCAGCTGCTGTTGCGTCAGGTGTTGGATAAATATGAACTCTTACTTTATCAATAAATCTTTCAACCCAATATTGATTAGGTGTTCCTTGTGATAATTTATTTGAAAAACCAGCATAAGTAGATCTATCTACTTTTACCATTGGTGAGTCTGATTGAGTTGTTGTATTATAATTTTGTCTTAACTGTGCTTCTAAAATATCAGATATTCCATAGATGCCATCTGTAGGAACCGTAGTTGCGCTTGTACCGTCACTACTACTTCTGAAAAAATCATATTCAGCTTGTCCTTGAACAAGATCAATATTAGTATCAGCTATTTCCCAATAATGAATACCTCTATTGCCCCATTCTTGAAGCATGATGTTTAATGATCTTCTAGATGTTTTTAATTGAAAACCAGTAACATCTGCTTGTCCAATTCTTTCAAAAGCTTCTTCTATAATTTCATCAATAGAAAAGTTTTTATCAAAAACTGTTGTTCCAGAAGTTGTATTGGCCATTTAGCCTCCTATCCGTCGTAGAAAACTGTAATGGAATTAAAGTCTCCTACTGTAAAAGCACAATAAGCACCTGCACTAAATACTACTCCATCAGCTGGAATATTAAAAGTTTGGTCACCGTTTGCTGCTCCAACTGTTCTAAATTTTAATAATTCAGTTCCAGTTGCAGAAGTATTTCTAAAAGAAACATTTGCTGTTCCAGCACCAGAAGATAATTGTAATCCTCTAATTCTAGTTCTACCAGCAAAAATTACCCCTAATGCATTAGCTGCCATTCCAACTGTAATAGCTGCACCTGTTCCATCATCAACTGAAACTTCTGTTACAGTTAAAAAGTATTCTGAACTTGAAACAGTATTAGCATTAACACCTGTAATAGTGTCTGTTAATGCATCTCCATTTGCATCAGTTCCTGTAATTGTAAATACTCTTGCATTAATATCTGAAGCACATGTTACAGTAATTAATCTAGCAGTGTTATCTCCAAAACTTGCAACTCCACCTGAAACTTGAGCGCCATCTAAAGTAATAGCTCCACCTGCTCCTGGTGTTGTAGAAGTAATAAGACCATCTGCATCTGCAGCAGTTGTATCAGAAATAAACTTTGCTTTTACGTCTGTTGATCGTCCCATATTTTTCTCCTTAAAATTTTATGTGGGCCCGAAGGCCCACAAGAATTATTTATTAACTAGCGTCTGAAGAACCAGCAACACCGATGAACTTAAGTACAACAGTTGCACCAGTTGCTCCTGGGTCACCACTTAATACAACTTCAACTTCATCAGGAGTTGCAGTTGCAGCAGTAGTTGCTCCACCTGACATTCCTAACACACCGTTGCAAGGGAAAAATCCTTTGAAACCAGTTGAGTTAACAGCAGCAGTGATTCCGTCTACGAAACCATCTGTGTCTGCATCAGTTCCAATGTCAACTAAGTTAACAGCATTTGTAGCTGCAGTTGTACATGCAATAACAACACCCATAGGGATGAAGTTTGCAGGAATACCAATTGCTGCTTCTTTTCCTGTAGTTTCACCATTAGCAACAGTTACTGTTGCAGTGTACTCAGAAAAAGTCATTGAGTTAGTAATAGCTCCAGTAGTAGAACTTTTAACGATTGTAGAAAAACCGTTTTCCGATCTAACCGGACCTGTAAATGTAGTATTTGCCATAATTATATCCTCCTAGTTTTCGAACATAGTCTCTAGGCCGTCGACTATACGCGTCTATGTTCTGATTTAATTTGTATAGTGATTAATTTATATATTAAATTATAGAAAAGTGCAAGGTATCCCTAGGCAAAAAGAGTCGTTTATAGTAATGTACAGCCTAATTAACCAGCGTAAAGATGAATTTCTTCGTCTCTAGGGTTTTTAGGGCTCTCTTGCTCGGCTAAGATTTCTCTGATCGTTTTCTTGATCTGATCTCCTAGCAAAGACATTTCCGGTGTTATTTTTCCGCCGTTCTTTAAGAACAGTTCATTCCATTTAGACTCGAACTGTATTTTCCTCGCGAACAACACCATCTTTGGCTGAGCCATTGTTAACCTCCTCATAGGTTATATAAAAATCATTTACAGTACTTGTGTATTGCAAATCATTTTCTTCCCACTTTATATCAGATTTTCCTAGAAAGTCAATGATATGTGGATGAAGCTCTTCTACTGTATTAATGTCTTTATTGCTTTCAATTTCAAACGAAGTTTGAAGATATTTTGTAAATATTTGTATTAAGTATTTTCTCATGAATCTCACCATTGTAATTTGTAAATGGGGCCGTTTTAAGGCGGCCCCATTAAATAAGGTTAATTACGCACCTTCAACACCGAAGATACCTCTAGGGTCAGATACACCAAATGAGTATCTTTCTCTAGCTTTGTATCTTACGTTGCCAGTATCGAAGTCACCTTCCATAGCAGTTTTCAACGGTGCTCTTTGGAACATTTTCATTCCATTAGGCACATCAGTGATAATGTAGAACGCATCAGAGTCAGTTAAGTAGTTGTTAACTCTGTATCCTTGAGGAATCATACCCATAGATACGATTGCGTTGATGTCATTATCAGCTGTAGCTGTTCTGCCTTGTGACTTCATAAGTCTCTCAGCTGTGAATTGTAGCTCAGAAGGAATAATCATTTTTACTCCTCTAGCAGCAATTCTTAGACCTCTTTCATCAGTCATCGCAGCGATGTCGATTAGCGATTGTTCTAATGAAGTTTCGTTTAAGTCAGCTTGAGTAGTCAAAGTGTTTTTGAACGTACCCGCAACTGTTGGGTGAGCTGTACTAAATAAAGCTACGCCATCACCTGATTTGAAAGTAGCAGTTGATGGTAAACCGTTGATTAAAGGCTCAACAGATTTAACTTGTTTAGCATTGCTCATAGATCTAGCTAAAGCTTTTGTATATCTAGACGCAAGTCTGTCATACAAGTTGTCCTCGATCGCTTCTTCAGTGATCGCGAACGCTAAAGCTACAGTTTCGTGACTGTAACGAGCTGTAAAAGTTTCTTGTGCTTCGTCAAAAGATACGCCTGCACCTTCACCTTTTACTTGTGCGTTTGCAAAGCCAGATAACATAACTTCTTCTTCAAAAGCTCTGTCAGATGACTCTGTAGTATAAATCTCAGCATGCTGATTTTCATACCTTTTATATTCCAGGCCGAATAGTGCATTCAATCCTGGCTCTAGTTCTTTAACTAGTTGTGATCGTGATATAGCCATAATTTATTCTCCTATTCTCCTATTACGATTGTAGTTCTAACAAGTTAGGAACAACTACAACAGATCTGTAAGCAGCATTAGTATCGTTTTCTGGATCTTCTGCTGATCTTAATAATCTAAATGTTTTGTTGTCCGCACCTGTAGTTCCAATATCTAGTGTTGCTTCTGATTTACCAGTTGTGTTGTCACCAGTAGAAGTATTCATATCATAAGTTTCTAAATACCCTGCTTGTGCCACTGCGTCATCAGTTGCTACTACATATTGTTGTGTTGGGTTGTCTATTACAAAAGCGTCGATGTCTTCGCTGTTTGCAGGTGTAATTGGTTGAAGGTAGAAATTCGACCAAGTTGGCTTTAAAGTGTTAGCCGCATTGTAGAATATCCCATTCAGCACACCAATGATTGGTGCAGCTGCTGTTTGACCATTAACTATATAACCTGCAGCGCTAGCTACAGCTCCGCCATTGTAGATAGTAGTTGTATAGCCGGCGTCGATTTTATATTTCCCTTGACCAGAAGTCGCTGGAGTTGATCCAAGCGTTCCTGCAGGAATAAGACCGAAACCTTGTGTGTTTCTATTAGCCATATTATTGTCTCCTATTACAATAGTTTAGTTGTTAGTTTAATTCGATGAGTCAGAAATAACAAAAAAATTATTTCTTCGTACCACCGAAGGTTACACGAGACTGTCTATCAACATTGATAGGCATCCTCTGGTCCTGCTCCTTCATAAGATCGTTATCGATTGCTTCATCACGTTGTTTATGACGGTTAGTCATATACTCTTGACGTTGTTGCGCGATCTCTGTTGGTACCTTCGCAAGTAAAAGGCCACCTACCCCAATCACTCCCTTGTATTTGCCGTCTTCGACAACAGGATAATCAGATGCATTTTCGACTTCTTCAGATCTAACAAGTTCATAACCTTCTCTTAATCGTCCAGTTACGTTTTTAGTATCTTGAAAGCCAACGCTTTCTGCTCTTATCCATCTATACCTGAATCCATCAGGTGCAGGGGGTGCATCTAGAGAAGATGGTGGAACCCAAACTTTTGGTCTTTCCGTTTTAGACCTAGTTTCGTTCGCACGAGAAGTTTTGTTATCTTTTTCCATGTTACGCTCCTTCCGTGAGTTTGATTTGTTTTGCGTATTCTTCAAGTGGCACTCCTAATTTTTTAGCTATTGCTACCTGTGATGAAGTGAGTCTCACAGTTTGCCTTCCTTGTCTTACGTTACCAGAACGTTTAACAGAGGCAACATTTTGCGTCGGTCTATTTGTCGACGTTTGAGAGTCTCTTGTATCAAATTTATGCGGAAATTCAAGTCTTATTCTTTTATCAACTTCTGCATAATATTCATCAGTTTGAGGGTCAAAACCTTCTCTTTCAACTAAATCCTTATGAATTTCAAAGGCAGTAAAAGTCATGGCTCTATCTTTTCCAAACCATGTATTTCTACCTGCCCAGTCTTCAGCTCTTGGATCCGGTGAAGGAAGCTCTTGAGGTGTGCTTTCTGGAAGATTTGCTGCATCCGATAACTTTGGTGCAGGCTCTTCTTTTTTGATTGATTGCTGCTCTTTTAAAGCAGTGAGTCTAGCTTCATCAATTGATAAAGCAGCGATTTTCTTCTGAGCTTCAATTTGAGCTGCAGCATCAGCATTCTCGATGGCTGTTGCTAACTCTCTTTGAGCAGAATCTAAACCGGTTTTAACTCTTGTTTCAAACTGCTTAACATAATCTTCATTAACTTTTGAAAATTTAGTTTCAGTAGTTTGTCTTTTGTATTCGACGCCCTTCGCATAGTCTAGTGCCGCTTTCTCTCTTCGCTCTGCTTCTCTTAACTTACGAGTAAGTTTTGCGATTCTAGATTGAACACCTTTACTATATTCTTCTAGTTTGTCGTCCTTCTTTTCCTCTTGTTTTTGTTCGACCTCTCCACCTTGATCTAATTCTTGTTTCGTTTCTACTGTTTCTTGTTCCGTGTTTCCTGTTTCTTCTGAACCTGTTTCAACAACAGCTTCATCTTTTGTTTCTTCAATCTCTATTTCAGCATCAGGTCCTGATGTATCGATAGGTACTGTTTTATCTTCGTCTGGCATAGCGTCTCCTTCCTATGTTTTAGAACTCATGCAAGATGTCCTCTGGACTATCAATTGTTGCTAAAACTTCATCGTCGTTTAGCATACGAATCTCCCCACCTTCGATCTTAACTCGGCTGCCTGCATAACGTGCAAACATAACCCAATCATTGACCTTGCACCATGGACCTTCAGGATATCTCTCCTTATCCTTATAACATTGAGGACCCATAGCTAAAACTAACCCTACTTGTGAAGCAACTTGTTGTCGCTCTAAAGTATCTTCGGCTAGTATTACTCCACCTTTAGTTTTCTCTTTCATTTTGAAAGGTAAGACTAAAAGTCTCCAGCCCGTAGGCTTCGGTAATTTTGCTTCTTGTTTTGTTTCTGATTTATCTTCTGATTTTTTTACGCCGACTAATTCATTATCCGGCATTATTATTTTTTGACTTGATGTCGATGACTGTTCCCTTAGTTTCATTTTGCTCCTTATCTTCTAGCAGGTTAGAGAGTTCCTGTAGTGTTGCCTCATAGGCGTTTATTTGTCCTATTATATACTTATAATTCTCCATACTGTCAACCCCACCAGAAGTGACGTTTACTGACAAAGAATCAATTCTTGATTTTAAGAATTTTATTAATCTATTTATTGTTGTTTCTAATTGCATTTATATCCGCTACCTTTCCTTTGTTTTCGCCTTTCTTAATAACATATTTTTGAGTACCGTTTGCTCCGGTATCCACCTCTTTTTTTAAATGTTTAAATAAAGATCGTTGTTTACTTTCTTTTTCTTTTTTTTGAAGAAAAGATTCTATTGTTTTTGAGTCTCTCATAAGCCTCCTCTATTGCAATAAAAAAGTCATCAATTGCACCTAATATTTTATACATAAAATTATCAAACATTAGCAATTCCACTTTCTTAATGATTTATTAATTCTTGAATCTGGATCTCTTGCAGTTTTAGCAGAAGTTAATCTTTTTTTCATACCTTTCATTCTAGCACAAAATGATTTTCTTCTTTTAGCAGCTTTAGATCCTGCTTTTAATTTTGATGGTTTAGTTGTAACTGCAGTTTTTAATTTAGAACCAGGATTAGCTCTTCTGTAAGATGCAACACCTTTTGCATTTAATCCACCAGACTCGGACTTACCTTCTTTACGTTGCCACGCTGGAGATTTACTTCCTGATGCAAATTGTTTTCTAAACATTACGCTTGAGATTTTTTAATAGCCTCTGCTGTTGGTGCACCCTTTGCACCTTTTGCTCTCATTTTTTCACCACGTTTTCTTTTTTGATGAATGTTATACCAAAGACCTTTTTTAGCTTTTTTTCCTTTTTTAGTTGTGTGGTATTCTGAAGAACCACCATCCTTAAAATTTGATCTATTAAATTTATTCATACTAAACCTTCTTTGCTAAATCTTTATTAATTTTCTTTTGAACTCTTTCAGGTAATTTTGAAAAACCTTTGTATTTTTGTTTCATAGGTTTTTCACCAGATTTAGGTGATCCACTACTTCTACAAACTCTCATGTTTGTAGTTTGTTTATTATATCTTGGGTTTGCCATACTTATTTCCTTTTAATTAAATCAGTTGCTTTAAGTCCGTAAACGCTCGCTATGACGCCCACGAAAATTGTCTGATACCAAAATGGAAGTTGTGAAAAATATTCAAAGAACAATTTCATTTTTTCCATTGCACTTGGATCATCCGAAAACACTGCCCACGATAATAACGCAATTGGAGCCGAAAGTAAAATTAAAATAAATTCGTCTTTCCAGTCCGATTGTCTTGCCTCTAATAATTTACCTTGGTATTCTGCTTCTCCATTTGCCATTTTTTCTGCATGACGCATTTGTGCGTCCGCCATAAGCATTTTAGTCTTCTGACGATTTTTAAAAATGTGAGAGCCAGCTTGAACGGCTAATTTAATAGCACCGAACCACATATTAGTACCAAGTAGCTTTTCTTTTCTTATCAGCTAACATTCTTTTTTGACCTCTGACTTGTTCTTTGTCACCCATTGGTAAACCATTGAACGCTTTGTCAGCTGTAGTCTTAGATCTTGGATCTACTTCTACATTTTGATCAGGAATGTTAATATCTTTTTGTTTTTTATAGTTTATCATAGTTTTTTACCTTTTTTTAATCTATTATATCATTATTCATTGTCAATAACAGACATTTGTTGAATTCCCTTGCCTGCAAGACTGACTCCAGCTCTTAATTTAGCTAAATCTTCGTTTTGTTCCATCTTATCTTCAGCTAATTCTCTTGCTTGGACTAATTTTGCTCTATCAAGGTCTGCTTTTTCTTGGTCAGCTTGTTTTTTTCGTTCATTTTCCATTGCTCTTAGGTCAACTTCTCTTGATTTTAGTTTTAGAAGAGGGTCATTATCAAATTGAGACGTAATTTCCTTCTCTTCTTTCGCAAAATCAGCTGTTAACTCTGCAACAAGTACTGCTTTTCTCGCTTCAATGTCTTGAGAAAACTTTTGTAGCTGTTGTTGAGCCATTGGATCTTGTTGTGCTTGTGCTTGTAGCATTTGAATTTGTTGTAATTGCTCTGCAAACTCTAATTCTACTTGTTCTTGAGCCATTAAACTGATGTGTTCAAGTATATTTTTCTGTATTGAAGCCATAACCATAGGATTATTTCTTACAATGTTAGTAGACATGAACGTTAAATGCGCTGTAACGTGTGCTCTGTGATCTTGAGCTCTAAATGCTTGGAAAGGTTTTGCTCCTAACGCATTGATGTGCTCTAAACTTGGATCCATAGGTTGTACTGGAGCAGGTGGTGGTAATATTTGATCAATATTTTTTACACCTAACGCTTCGTACATTTTTCTATAAGCAGAATACAAATTATGTATTTGTGGATTCGATGTTGCAAGTTGTAATTCTGTTTGGGCCATAGATATTCTTTGAGCCATTGAGAATATATTTGGATCTGCAACAGGTAAAATATCTACTCTGTCATCAAAATCCATTTGTTTAATTTCTCTTCTTCCACCAACTACATCAAATGGATAAACCGGTGGTAAGTAAGTTTTAAATACTTTTGCAAGTAATCTAAATTCTTTTTTCATTCCTGAATACAATCTTTTGTGGATTGCAGACATAACTCTTGAACCTCTTTCAAGTAATGCAACTGTAGTTCCAACTGCAGCACTTTGATTTCCTTCACCCACTTGCATATCAGCAATAGCCGCGAATCTTTGACCTGCAGAAACAACAACACCCATTAATTGTAATAATGTTGGACTTGGTTCTTTGTAAGGTAGAGTCATAAATGCATCTCTTAAATTACCGCCTGGTGCATCTACATCTCTAAACTCACCTGGCTGTAATGGAGCCGCTTCATCTCTAACTCTAATACCTCTTTGTTTAAATCCAGCAGGTAAATTAGATAAAGTTCCTGCATCTAATAATTGACGGAGAGCAGCCGTTGCAGTTCTGCTCAATCCGCCAATCATATGAATTAATCCAAAGCCATAAAACCCTAGACCCGGTAGAAATTTAAAATGGACAAAATATTGGATTTTATTTCTCTTTGGATCTGTTGGTTCGTAGTTTCTTCTGATTGATAAAACTTTTCTTGAAGTTTCATCAACAGTTACGATGTAAGGTAATTTTATTCCTGTAGGGTTTAATTCATCATCTTTATCTTCAAACCCTTCTAAATCTAAATTAACATGACACTCTAAAAGAGTGTATACCATTTCTTGTTTACCTGATTTTCTAGTTCCTTCTAGTTCTCGTTCTTTTTTCTCAATCTCATCTTCTTTGTCTTGTGGTTTTTGTAATTCTATATCAGAATAGAAACCAGCGACTTGTTGTTTTCTTAAATCGTTTTCAGATATTTTTATTGTTTCGATAATTGCGTCCGCATCATCTAATGAGGTAGCTGAATACGGAACTACTAAATCATCTGCAGGTACAAACTTAGAAACAGCTCTACCTAACAGTTCATCATAGTAAACTTTTTTAAATGTAGAACCTGCGAGTGGTAAATGAAATAACATTTGATCAAACTCTGGTTCATACTCTTCCATCTTCTCCATTAATTCGTAGTTCATGTAATCTTTAACACGTTGAGCTTGAGCTGCTTTTGCTTGATCTGGATTACCAACTATTTGAGTTCTGACTGGTCCTTCAGCAGGTAATAATTCTTTGTAAGCTCCTGCTTGGAATTGTGTAACAGCTTCTGCAAGCACGGGATGTGTTGCACCTGAAGCTCCAGTAAAAGGTTCTGTTCTTTGGTCATACTTAAAACCTAATAAATCTAAACCTGTTTTATAAGTTTGTTCCCAATCTTTTCTTGATGCTTTGTAGTCCATGTAATTTTCTACAAGCTCATTTCCAATTGGATCTGTAATATCTTCTGGAAGTAATTCTGCTAAATTATCAAAGTGAGTTGGTTGCCCTTCGATGTTAACTTTGCTTGGATCAAAATTAACTTCAACACTTCCATCTTCTTGTTCGTTTACTTCAACGGGTTGTTCAGAAAGCTCTTCAGCTTTCTGTTCTTCAATTTCGATTTCCTCTTGAGGATCAACCTCGATCGATGTTTTTACGTTTGGTAACGATTTGTCTATATCTGCCATTTATATTCTCCGGTGTATTGGATGTTTTAACCTGTTTTAGAGGAATATTCAAGCCTTGTGGATTGGGTCCTCTTTTAGGTGGTATTGTGGTTGTTAGTTTTTTAGTCATAGTCTGAAAAGTCTTGATAATAAGGACTACCCTCATCACCAGGACCATATTTAGTTTCTAAATATTCTGCTTGAGATACTTGGTTTTCATTTAGGTCTTGTACTTTTTTAAGTTTCTCTTGTCTAATTTTTAAATCTGTTTCATCTAACTGACCTGTTGCAAATTGTTTTAAACTAGAAACATCAGAGTTTAAATCTTCAATTCCTTCTACAATATTTTCACCGTCAAACTCTATCTCATAATCATCAGGTCCCATTCTTATTCCTCTCGGCTCTATTTCTAGTGCTTCAAATTTAGCTGGTACTGTTACACCATTTTCTAATTGTTCAGGTGCTCTATAATTTAAAGTTACACTTTGTTCACCCATGTTTGTAGGTGAATCATAATCAACTGTAATGTTTCCAGTTTCTAAATCTTGTGTAACTCTTACACCTTCTTGTTCACCTAACTTCATTACGTGAACAGTTTCTCTATCTTTTGTTGCAGCTTGTTTTGTTATATCATCTCCTTCTCTAATAACTTTAGAAACCAATGCATCAAACCAAACAGGCTTACCTCCAACGTTTGCAGTTTTAACCGCAGTTTTTTCTGCAACTTTTGCAACTCTTCCAAAGTCATCACCAAAGCCTAACATCTTTGCTAAAATGACCGCGCCTCCTGCACCACTGACTTTTAAAAATTCTCTTCTATTAGTTCCTTTTGCATTTAACACTTCATCAATTTCTTTTTCCATAACTTGTTTTGTAACATCATCTACGGGAAGATTTCTAGCCTTTGCATATGATTGCAAAAATTTAGCACCTGGAAATATTGGTGCAACTAATTCAACACCAAGACCAACTGTTTCTCCTAAAGCAACTGGAGCTGCAGTAGATCCTCTATCAATCATTTTTTGTTTT